ATGTACCAATCACTTTTCCAATTGTACCAGTTGACTATGGCCACGATCAGAGCACGGAAACGCACCGACGGCAGCACCAGTTACACGGCACAGATACGCCTGTTTCGCGATGGGGCGCAAGTTTACCAAGAGAGCCAGACCTTCGCCCGAAAACAGGCCGCACAGGCTTGGGTGCGTAAAAGAGAAACCGAACTGGACGAGCCAGGGGCGATAGAGCGGGCAAACCGACCTGGTGCGACGATCAAGGAAATGATCGATCGCTACTTGGCCGAGATGACCAAGGCGCGCCCTCTCGGGAAAACGAAACTCGGCACGTTGAAGGCGATCAGCGAGTCTTACCTGGGAAAGTTGAGCGACAGAGATATTAGCAGCCAGCACCTGGTCGAGTATGCGTTATGGCGCATGGGCAAGGAGGGTGGGAGCGTTCAACCTCAGACCGCTGGCAACGATCTCGCCCACTTGGGAGCAGTTCTTTCGATCGCTCGTCCCGCTTGGGGTTATGAGGTAGATCCGCACGCAATGGTGGACGCGCGCCGAGTGTTGAAAAAACTCGGTTACAACATGAAAAGCCGTGAGCGCGATCGCCGGCCCACCCTGGACGAACTCGACAAGCTGCTTACACACTTCGGGGATATCCAAACCCGTCGTCCGACTTCGATCAACATGCTTAAGCTGACGGGCTTCGCGTTGTTTTCCACGCGTAGGCAAGAAGAGATCACTCGGATCCTATGGGACGACTTGGACGAAGCTGGCCAGCGGGTGCTGGTTCGTGACATGAAGAATCCAGGCCAGAAGATCGGTAACGACGTCTGGTGTCATTTGCCGCCAGAAGCATGGGCGATACTTCAGACCATGCCTAAAGTGTTGCCTGAGATTTTTCCTTACAGCGCTGAATCCGTGTCCACGTGCTGGACAAGGGCCTGCAAAATCCTGGGCATCGAAGATCTGCACTTTCACGATCTGCGCCACGAAGGCGTCAGCCGGCTTTTCGAAATGGACTGGGATATTCCGCGGGTGGCGAGTGTGTCGGGACATCGAGATTGGAACTCGATGCGCCGCTATACCCACCTGCGCGGGCGAGGGGATGTCTATGCATCTTGGGAGTGGTTCGAGCGCATCCTGCAGGCGCCCGTAAAGCTGGGCGCCAAAACGTTAAAGTGAGTTAGCTGCTGCGCGGTGCGCTATTCAGTTGGTGGCTTTCTTTGACTGCTGCAGCGCGCTGTTCGTCCAGGTAAGCCGACAGATCTGCAATATGAACACCTTTCGCACTTTTCTGGCTCGGCTCCATGCGAGTAATCGGCAGCTTTATCTGCCCGGCACCCACTTTGCGTTGAAACATATCCGTTGTCAGGTGCGTGAAATAATCCTGGCACACTCGATCCAGCGGAATTACCACTTGGCCATTGTATTGAGCCATCAGTACAAACAACGTTTTCATAGTGCGATTCCTTCGAGTGGGTGAGGTCGATCAATTGGAATTAGGTTGGCTCTTGAGTTGTTAGCTAGCAGTTGAGCAACAACCGCGAACTCTGCCGCGTCGATGTCGCCCAACTCCTTGGCGAAGGTGGTAAGGCATTCAAGACGGATCCGCGCTATCTCGGTTTTCCGCACCTGATAATCAAACAGTGCTGTACCGACGATTTTGATAGCCATCAAATGCCGCGAATGCGGGTCACCGTTGATGAGTGTGTTAGCCTTTGAACCGCTGTCGCTTAGGTGCTGTGCTTGCATGGTGTGTCCCTCAGTGGTGGTTGGTGTCGGGGAGGTGCAACTCCTCGACATCGCTTCTTCTTCACGTCAGTCCCGACGGGCCAGGTGAACGATCAGGTCGACGTATTTCGGATCCTCCTCAGTGCAGGACTGCCATTCCAGTACGCTCAGAATCTGCTGCGGGCTGCACGCGTCCACCAAAATTTCGCGTTGGCCACCTGCAGCACGAACCTCAAGAATCTGTAGCAACCCTTCCTCCCCGTAAGCACCTGCCTGAATCACCGGCTGGCTTTCACCCAACGCATCCAGACGATCAATGATCTCCTGCAGCTTGTTCGTTTTGCCGTCGCCGGCGTTGCCCAAAAAGACTTGGATTTGCATCGGTGTAGCCTCCTTTTTTTCACGCTTTGAATATCCAGCACTTGACCGTTGTAGGGCGACCGGGCGCTAGGGGTGTTCTGCTGTTCATCGCTGCACGAACTGCGCTGTGTACGGCCTTGTTGGCCTCTAGAAACTTGTGCGAGCGGGACTCCTTCAGCAGGTCGCGCAGAGTGGCCACGTCGGCCAGCTTCTGTTTGTGTTCTGCAGCTCGTTCGCTGAACTCGTTGAGGTTGATCGCGATGACGCTCGGGTCACTGCTGTGGTCGACCACTGGGTCTTCATTCAGAGATTCGAGGTAGTCGTAGACCTCCCAGAATTCCGCGACGGCCGGATGGTCGGAGCTGATCGAGGCCTGACGCTCGATCGCCATCCGCACGATCTGCCGCTGCGTGGCGGCAACCTGCGGATCACTCAGTTTCAGCACCAGGCGGAGGCCATCAAGCAATGACAGCAATTGCGCGTGGTTTTTACTGATGCGCTCCACGCGGATGTAACCGCGTAGGTCGTAGCCGCAACTGCTGCAATTCCCCTGGTCACTGAGGTAAACCGTGCCGCAGGCGAAACAGTGGGTATGCAGGCGGCGTAGCTTGGCTTCGTGTTCGGGCATGCGCTGGGCGAACAGCTCGAGCACGGCGGACTCTTTGCCTACCGCGCGTAAAAGGAAGTGGCTTAGGGTGCTGCCGTCCAATGCGTTCAACTGATCAGCGGCCGCACGGCTCTCCGGAGTGACGATCGGACGCACAAAGTGCAGTTTGACGATGCGCGTCATGATCGCTTCGTGCGCAACCACCGCCGCGTTTTGGCTGATCGCAATCGTTCCGCGAAAGGGAGGTTCGTACGTCTCATTGCCTGCTGTCTTAACGCCTTTGGTGGCCAACGTGCCGCCGCCATAGAAGTCCTTGAGCTCGTCCCACTCGAAGGTTTTCGCGTTCGCTCGATCGTCGCTGTGGCGATCGGCTTCCAGAAACACCACCGGCATGCCGGACACTTGACCCATCAAACGAGACCGTCCGGCCTTGGTGGATTTCATCGGATCGAAGCCTTCGTAACCTTCGCGGCCGAGCAATTTCCACAACAGGTTGAGCAGGGTGGTCTTGCCAGCGCCAGCTTCACCGGTGGCTTCCAGGAAAGGAAAAGACTGGTAACGCGCGCGGATCTGCTCGCAGAACAGGGAACCGAAAAAGAAAACCAGTGCGACGAAGCCTTGGGCGCCGAAGCAAGTCCATAGCAGCTGTACCCACTTCTCGTTGAAGTCTTTGCCGTCACGCTGCAGTTTGATCGGCACACCTTTCTGCAGGGTTTTGAGGCGCAGCTTGCCGAACTCGAAATAGTCTTCGCTGTTGACCTTGTAAGTGGTGCCGTCCTTGATCGCGAGATCGCCGTAGACGTAGCAGGCGTATTCCTTGCTGTAGCCGACGTAGTCGATGGTCGACACTGTTTTGATGCCAAACAGCTGATCCTTCATCAGCTTGTCGAGCTGTTGGCCACTGCCGGTAAACATCGCGCCGGCCGCCATGCCAAGCAGACGTTTCTTGAATTCACTCGCGGCGGATAACTGGCCGCTTGTGAAGGTGTTTTTCACGCTCTCGGAGTCGTGGGGGAAGTCCACGCGCAGGTAATACCAGGACTCGTCGGTGACTTCGTTGCGCTGGAAATACAGGGCTTGTGGGTAGCAGTTGGCAATCTCCACGACGCTGCCGGACTGCTGCAACGCCTTTTCACGCTGTTGCGCCTGGTTAAGCAACTGATCGTCATGATTCTCGCTGTCCTCGATGTCCGACATGGCGCGGTTGAATTTCTCCATGTCTAACTTGAACCAGTACAAACGGTTACCAAAGCTAAGGTGAAATTCCCCGCGCTTGTTCCAGTCGTACATCAGCAAGGCTTTTTCCGCTGCGCTCTCTGCCAACAGCAACGCGCCCTGATGGCGAGCCTGTTTGAGGTCGGTAGCAATCTGGTCGGCGCGCTTGCTGTCTTCCTGGATGAAGCTCCAGCGCTGGTGTAGGTCGTTCCAGTCAGCCTTGCGACCATCGCGTTGCGGAATCAGCGCCGCTTCGCAGACGAAACCCAAAGCGCGAGCATCGCGAACCCAACGCCGGGTGTAGGCGTTGGCGCTTGGCTCGTTGTCCAGCGCCCAAACCAGCTTGGGCAGCTTACTGCCCTCACGGTTTTTGATGAGAGCCTTGAGTGAGTCCCCAGGGAACGCGTTAGACGACATGGCCGATACGGCCGCGATGTCGTTATGCACCAAAGCGATGGCATCGAAGATACCTTCGACGATCCAGATTTCCTTGACCTCGAGCAGATCGACGCAAGGTGGACACCACCAGACGCCGCGATAGCTGTCCTTGGATTTGAAACGCGCCTTCATCTTGCCGAAACGGTACGGTTGATCGATCAGCCGTTCCCACCACCCACCTTTTTCCAGGGCGAAACGTACGGTGGCGCTGCCGGCGTTGTGGTCGGGCGAGTAGAAGCTTTCCTGAGTGAACCAACCCTGGATCAGTTCAAATCTAAAGCCCCGGGCGAACTCCAGATAAGCCCGTGCAGTGGCGTTGGGGTGCTGTTCCGTAGCCGGCGCACGCTTGCTCCAGTCCTCAAACAGATCGTCGTACAGCTCTTTTACGTGCAGGGTGTGGCCGCACTTTTCCGGGCGACCACAGATCACCATCCATGGCGTATCGAAACGCGAATACAGCTCCTTTTTCTTGCACTTGGGGCAAGTGCCCCCGCGCATGTAATCGGTGCCGACGCGGTGCTTCAGGCCAAAGTCGGACTGGAGGCGCTGCAGCACGTTATGGCGGAGATCTTCTTTCATGGCTACTTCACTGCTTTGAGGCTGAGGGAGAGGGCGGCCATCAGGCGTTTCTGCGCCGCCATCACCGGCGTTTTTTCGAGAATCGAGCTGTGCCGTTTTTCTTGCGGGACGTACCGGTATTCATCCGCGTACCAATAGTCGTTGAGGCTCAAGCGGTACTGCTCACGCGTCGCAGCCAGGAGTGCTTCGGCTTCTGCTGGTGGCAGCTGGGTGGTGACAATTACGGCGTTTCCCATCTTGGTACCTCGATTTCGGGCGCAGCTCACCCAAACCCACGGAGTGCGGGACGGGCGTTTGTTTGAGAGTTGGTGTTACGAGTGGGTTAAGCGGAAGCGCCCAATGTCTGGCGCGTTGATGATTCGCTCATAGATGACACTGACCGGTACGGCCCACTGTCTGCCGGTGATCGGATCGACGATCACGGTATGCGTCGACGTGCTGCTCTGGATGTTCAGGCGCTGACGATCGCGAACGGCGACCATGGTGGTGCCCGCCAGGTGAACGATCTTTTCAGCCATCTGTGTTTGCACGTCGTAGTCGGAAACCAGGTGTTGAACAGCTCGGCTAAACAGCTGCTGATCGTCGCTCAGGTGTTCGCAATGGTGACGCTCAAGGAACGAAAGTGCGGCGCTCTGCAGAACGTCTAGGTATTCCGGTACTGCAGACAAATTGTTCATTGAGTTTTTCCTGCGCGATAGAGAGCGATGGCTGCCAGCACTTCTGCGTGCCTTGCCGCTGCGTGGAGGTTATGTGCGTCCATGATGAACTCAGCTTCTGCATCACTGATCGAACCATCTTCAAGAGCGGCAGCGATGGCTTGATCAACACAGCCTCGCTTTGCAGAAACCTGTACGGAGCGTGCATAAAGCTCCACGTTGTCGAGCGTTCCAGGATCAGCGACTGGAACGAACAGTCCCCCGTACATCGACGCGACGTAGTTAGGAAAGTGCTGAGTTCCACAGTCCCGCTCGAGGATGAAAACTTGAGCATCGCTGAGAGGACTGCAACCGGCGTTTTCGTAAGCATGGTTGTCGAATTTTTTGAGCTTGAGACCTAAGCGTGCTGCTGCAGCCTCACGTCCACCGTTGTAGCTGCGGATGATCTCGCTCATAACTTCTTTGCGTGTATTTAGGATCGGACTTTTCATCTTCTACTTTTCCCTGTTGAGCGCCGCTATTACTGTTCAATCACACCGTCTTTTACGCCGAGTAATACTGCGGCGCGGTGTGCCTCCCCACGGCGACATTGGCTCTGGCCACTCAGCACCGCATAAACGGTGCTGGGACTCAAATCATGAAGGAGTGCAAAGTCCTTCGCGGATTGACCGCGCTTTTCTAAAGCTTTCCGTGCGTGCTCACGGGCTTGCTCGCTGATGCGTGTGTTCGGCATAGTGCAAATCTCTGCGTTTTCGTGTGGTGACAAGCGCAGGATGTGGCAAAAAACTGCCATTGTAAATATGCGAGTGGAAAAATATTGACTCTATCCGAAGAGATTGGCGCTCGGCTGCGAGAACTTCGCGTTGGTGCTGGTCTAACGCAAGATCAGCTGGCGGAAAAACTTGGCGTGTCAAAACGCACGCAGGGAAACTACGAATCTGGTGCTAGCGATGCGCCGGCGTCCTATCTGAGTCTTGCAAACTCTTTGCTGGATTTTGATGTTTCGTACATTGTTCTGGGGGCTCGAAAAACTCTCCCGAATGAGGCTTTGACCGAGGTTGAGGACTCTTTGATAAAGCAATATCGGATCATCCCGGAAGACGACCAGAAAGCAATTCGTCGGTTCTTAAGAGCGATGGTCGATGATGTTGTGAAAAGCACGAAGTAGCTATTACAGAATCAGACCTTTCTTATTAACTGTTTCGATACGCTCCCTTAAGTCCGTTCGACAACGCACTTTATGGAGTAGTGTCATGTTGAATCTGAAACGCGACGAGCGATCCCCGCTTAGTAGCGATGAAAGCTACCTGGTCGACCTCTATCGTACGATGGTTATTGATGATCAAAAGCAGGTGATGCGCCTAGCTTGTTTGTTAGCGAAGCATCCAGATCCAACTGACGAACAGGAACTGGCAACGCCTCTTTACCCAACGCAGCCATCCATATGAAGTTACCGCTAACGCTTACGCGTTGGCGGCTCAAACTCGGCTCAGCCTCTGCTCAAACCTGTGTTCCCAACTGCTCAAAAAGCTCTCTCTGTTTCGCCCTGGGCATCTCGCGCAAGCTGTCGATTAGCATCCGTTCGAATGTTTGCGACGACGGGCTAAGCGTGTGGGAGAACGTGAGATTAGCGACCCAAGTGTGTCCGCACTTTGCATCCAAACATTGGCAGTACAGCTTTACGAACTCTGTGGTCACTTCCTCTCGCGAGCCAATCCGCCCTTTGTGCCCGCACTTGCATACCACTCTCATTGTGTCCCTCCCCAGGGCAATTTATCCCCTTTATACTGCCATAAAAAGTAGTGCTTTTAGTTGCCCAGCTTCGTTTATGCAGATGAATCCTCTGCGGCAGGATTGGACTTCCAGCTAAAACGCCTATCCGCTCGCAGGCAATCGTTGAGTTGGCTGAATAACTGACAGATCGGCCTGATCTCATTGCTTGTGTAAACGCGATCAATCTTTTCGATGTCTCCGAATCCACCGGTGTTTTCCGGGATGATGCCGGCCAGTGCAGGATTCATTCGCCAGGCGGCGATAACGTCGTTTCGGGTGATGTTCTTAACCTTCTCCAGCTCGTCTTTGGCCTGGAAGTCACCTACCGGGATGATCTGGATCGCGTTTTCCTTGCCGTTGGGGATGTTGACGAACATCGATCGGAAGTTGCCCACGCCCTTGCTCGCGCTAATCTGCGCGCGCAGCTCGTCTTCGTCCTCTTCGGTCAGGTCGGGGTCGTTGGTGTAGAAGATGTAACCGGCGTGGGCGCCGTTGCTGTAGTAGCGCCGGCGGAAGAGGGTGGCCGCCTCATTGAGCAGCAGCGCCTGCAGACCACCAAGGTAGTCTGGAATACCGTAGATGTTCTGTTCAACGTCGTAGTCCAGGACATGGGAGATCTCATGCTGTTCGAACTCCATTTCCTTGTTGTCCGGCAGTAGCATCACGTAACCACCGTCGACCTTAACCCGCATATTGATTGCTGGCAGATGCTGCAGCTCCAGCACTTGCCCGAAAGCGTTGGTTTCGTTGTAGAAGTACGCTTCGCCAAACACCATGTAATCCAAACCTGCGCGGCCCATCGTCTGGGTGCTGCAGCCCGCCGAGGGAATAAACTCACGCAGCAGTAGATTGCGTTTGAATTTCGGAATGGCGCCGTGGTGGGCGTTGGCGCGCAGCAGCTTGGCCAGGCCAACCCGTGAAACCGGCGGCTTGTAAATCTTGCCGTCGTCGCTGGGGAACACGCCCACGTACTCGCCGATGTTGCCGGACAACACCTGTTCCGGCTCCCCGAACGTAAACGAGCGCATCGGCTGCTGCGGTGGTTGGGCTACGTGCTGCTTTCTGCGTTTGCGGTTGGCCATGGCTGGTCTGGTTACTCGTGACGTAGCGGCTACGACGCCGCTTGTTGGTGTTCAAAGGTTCGTTGGCGAGGGCGTGCATCACCGCCCAGGCAATGTCGGCGTGGCCGGTGGCGTCGGTGCGCGAAGCGCTGTAGGTGATCTGGCCGCTATTGGTGGCGCCGCGCTTGATGGTCAGGAAGGCCTGCGCGATGTCCGTCCACCCAGCGTCCCACTCGATGCGACTGCCTTGGATCGTGTCCTGGGCTTTGAGCACCAGAGCGTTTTTCGCCTCAAGGCTGTAGTGAATTGGTGTCGCCTTTGCGTAGAAGTCGCGTACCAGGTCGAACACGCCGTAACCCACGCCGGTGACATCGATGCCAATGTGCTGGACGTTGAAGCGCTCGGTCAGTTTTTTGACCTGTGCGGCCTGGTAAGTGAACGAGTGGCCCCGCCAGCTGTGCTTCTCCAGGATCCGGAACTTCGCCCCAGGTTCGAGCGGCGGCGCGATAACCACGCAGGTGGCGTCGTCGCGGGTGCGGCTCGGGTCGTAACCCAGCCAGACTGGACTGTTGCCAAATGGCCGATCGGAGTCCGGGTTGTAGTCCTCCCACAACGACAGATCCGAGTAGCAGCGCTCCAGATCCTTGAGGCTGAATGCGCTTTGAGTGCTGTCGATGAACTTGCAGTAGAACAACTGCTGAAATTTGTCCTCGTCGTACTCCAGCTGCAGCTGCTCAAGGTCGAACAGATCGCAGCCACCGGCGATTGCATCGTCCAGGGTTATCGTCTTGCGCCATTGGCCGTCCGGACACAGTGCGCCCTGCGTGTATGCCGCTTCGCTCGGCCACACACCGCCGGCCTTCTTGCCGCGTTTGCTGTTGCGAAACTCTTCGCCTGACCAAAACGGGTATGCCTGGTGCGACACGGCGCTGGGCGTCGAGAAATAGGTTTTGCGCCATTTCTTGTGGGTGCCCATGGCGCTGGCCACGGTGCTGAGTTTTTCGAAGTCGCGAATCCAGAAATATTCATCCACGTAGACGTGGCCGTGATAGCCCTGGGCGGTGCTGCTGTTGGTGCTGAGAAAGCGCAGTTCAGCGCCGTTGCTGAGCGTTATCGGGTTGCCAGTCAGCTCGATATCAAACCATTGCTTGGCGAACTGGATGATGTAGCTGCGGAAGATCTCGGACTGCGATCTGCTGGCAGACAGAAATACCTGGTTGTCACCGCTCAGCACGGCATCCATGAAAGCTTCGCCGGCGAAGTAGTAGGTCAGACCGACCTGCCGACTTTTGAGGATGTTCCGGACGCGGCGAGTCAGCGGATTCTGTTTCGCCTCGAACAGCTCTTTCTGGTAGCCGTACATCTTCGAGATGAATTTATCGAGGAAATCCACCTCGGTAAGGCCGCTGATATCGTTCTTAGCCTTCTTTTCCCGCTTCTTGGCGCCGTCTTCGCCCCGCTCACGGCGTCGACCTGCTTGCCGGTCGCGCGGCTCGTCCGGACGATATGACGGCGCCGCCGGCGAAGGTTTCGCCGCCAGTTTTTTCAAGCGCTCAAGCAGGCCGGTCAATCGCTCCAGTTCGTCCAGTTCTGCTTTCGTCAGCGGATCGATTTTTTCCAGGATCAGGGTGATTCGCCGATTGACCGCGCTCAACGGTTCTTCATCCGTGAGCATTTCGTCCCAGCCGCCTTGGCGGATCCAGTAGTACACGATTCGGATATTCGGCAGCTTCAAATGCGCCTGGATTTCCTTCACCGAACAACGGCGCAGGTAGAGGCGCTTTGCGGCTTCTTTGACTTCGGTCGGGTAATTCATGAGCCGCAGTCTATGCGGCGAAAACCGGCGAAACGCGCGGTTAAATGCTGCGATTCGCCTATCAGATGGAAATAGGCGAATACTGAATTTCAACCGTTTGTTTGGTGGTAATTGGCTCCCTATCGTGACGGCTCATTCAACGATTGAGCGCAGTTACCACTCATGCCCCGTTCCCTTGTCTCCTATTGGAAACGTGTTGCCACCAGCGGCCCGACCGTCGATGGCCGCGACATCCTCCCCCAGGAACTGCGCGATATCGCCGAGACCTACACCCCGGCCAAATACACCGCTGTGATCTGGTGCGACCACGAACGCTGGCCTGGTTCGCACGGCACCGTATTCGCTGTGCGCCTAGTGGAGGAGGGCGAGGATCTGGAGCCGGGTCAAATTGCGCTGGAAGCTCAGCTAAAACCGAATGATCGCCTGCTGTACCTCAACGATCAGGGCCAGAAGCTCTTTACGAGCATCGAAATCACTCCAAATTTTGCCGGCACCGGCAAGGCCTATTTGACTGGCTTGGCCGTAACCGACGAGCCAGCCAGTCTCGGCACTCAAGAGCTGTATTTCTCCAGGCGAACTAGTCGCGCCGCGTATTACGCCGCGTCGTTGGAACTCGGCCCACTGCGCGAAACCGAGCCGCAGGGCGAGCTCGGCCGACTCGTCGCCGTGTTTACCCGCTTGTTCAAGCGTTTCGGCATCGATGACACCGCCGCCGAAAACACCCCGCAAACCCCAACCGAGAGCAAACCCCCAATGGATGAAGCTACCGCAACGGCTTTACAAGCCCTGCTGGCCCAGCTGCTGGTCGTCGCTGCCGGCATCCAGGCTGTGATTGAGCCTGCTGCCGAGGACGCACCAGCACCCGATCAGGCCCCGATCGATGACGTCAGCGCTGCAGTAGACGAGATCGTTACCACCGCCGAAGAAGAGCGCGAATTCAAGCGCAGCGGCGGCGGAAACAAAGCTGTGCTGGCGGCGTTGGCCGATCTGCAGAAACAGTTCACCGAACTGAAGAACACCAGCAACGGCCGTCAGCTGCCGCGCAGTGCTGGTCCCGCTGACAAATCCAAAGCGCGGGTACTCTGACTATGGCCCGTTCACTGAGCGCCTACGGCGCCAAGATGTATGCCGAAATGCAGCTGGCGATCGCCGAAACTTACGGTGTCCCGCTGTCCAGCAAGATGTTTTCCGTTGAACCGTCGATCGCCCAAGAGCTGAACGACGCAATCACCGCAAAAGCCGATTTCCTGCAGCGCATCAACGTCATTCCGGTGACCGAGATCAAAGGCGAGAAGGTGTTTATCGGCGTGTCTGGCCCTGTCACCGGCCGCACCAATACCAAGACCACCGATCGCGAAGCAAAAGATGCATCGGAGCTGGAAAACAGCACCTACGAGCTGTCCTCAACCGAATCCGACGTGGGTCTGCCGTACGCAAAGATCGATGCCTGGGCGAAGTTCCCGGACTTCCATCAGCGCTATTCCGCCGCAGTGCAGAAACAGATTGCCCTGGATCGCATCATGGTCGGTTTCCACGGTGTGAAAGCGGCTGCGCAGACCGACATCGAAGCCTATCCGATGCTGCAGGACGTGAACAAAGGCTGGCTGCAGCAACTGCGCGAGCAAGCCCCGCAGCAGGTGCTCAAGGAAGGCAAGGAAGCGGGCAAAGTAACTTTGGGGCCTGACGGCGATTACGCCAACCTGGACGCCCTGGTGCATGACACCAAGCAGATGGTGGATGAACGTCTGCGCGACGGCGGCGATTTGATCGCCATCATTGGCACCGACCTGTTGGCGGCTGATAAGGCGAAGCTGTACGCCAAACAGGGCGACACGCCAACCGAAAAGGAACGCATCGAAGACGCGCAGGTGATCGCCACTTATGGCGGCTTGCCGAGCTTCAGCGTGCCGTTCTTCCCGGTCAACGGTGTGCTGGTCACCAGTTGGGACAATCTGTCGATCTACTTCCAGGACTCCAGCTGGCGCAAGCAGACCGTGGACAACCCGAAACGCTCCCGCGTCGAGGATTACAACAGCCGCAATGAAGGCTATGTGATCGAGCAGTTGGAGAAAATCGCGCTGACCGAGAACGTGGAACTGGTGAAGTGAGCCTGGCTCTCGCACACAAGCGTCGCACTTTGGCTCAGGGAACCGCTGCAATGATTGCTGCTGCAGCGGCACCTCTGGCGTATTCGCCGGCGGAAGCCCTGAGCAGCCCGGCGAATGCGAAAAAGCACCTGCTGCTGATGGAAGCCTCGCTGGATCAGGATCTGCAGCGCCTGAGCGATATCAAGGGTCTTGCCGGGCGTCAGGCACTCAAGCGTGAGGAACTGCTGCCCAAGTACCAGGATTTCATTCAGCGCTACATGGACTCGGGCCTGGTGATGCCGAACCGTGTTCTGGTGCAGGTGATGGTCTGGCTGTTCGACACCGAGCAGTTTGAAGATGGCCTGGCGCTGGCTGACTTTGCGATGGGGCAGGGGCAGGAGATGCCCGAGCGGTTTAAGCGGCGTGACGTGCAGACCTTCGTTGCCGACGCGGTAATCGATTGGGCTTACGCCGAATACAACGCCCAGCGCAGCCCGGAGCCGTACCTGTCTGACCTGCTGCCGCGCGTCGACGGTGAGTGGGAGCTGACCGAACAAATCCCGAGCAAGTACCACAAGTTGATCGGCATCCGCGCCATGGAGGCCGAGCAGTGGAAAACCGCGCTCCAGCATCTGGAACGCTCGACGGAGCTGTACGCGAAAGCTGGCAACGAGACGCGAATCAAGAAGTGTCGCATCGCACTGGCCAAACAAATACCTGCCGGTAACGGCGCCCAATAACCGACTACCCCCCCAGCGGGGAACTGTGGACGTGCGTCTGCCATTCATGGCCAGCCCCACGAAAAACAGTTTCCCCGCCCTATTCGAGCGGTCAGCAATGAGCTTTTCCGGTAAACCCACCACGTTTGTGGAACAGATGATCGAGAACGACGGCTTTTGGCCGGATCTGTCTGTTGCCGAATTCCAAAAAGGATACCGCCTGCCGGCGGAGTATCTGGTGGACATGCTGGCCGCTGACCTGACCATGGCAATGGTTGAGGTCAATGCCGATCTGGCAGAGCTGAAACAACGCTGGCGTGCCCTTGGCGTAAACAGTGTCGAGGTTCCCGATCCTCTTCACCTGCCGCCGAAGCTCAAGCAATGGCCATTCATTCAGACCGATCAGAACCTTCTGCCTGATAACGCGGTGAAGCTGGAAATCTACCGACGAGCCGTGTACTGCCGGGCCAAGGCGAGCGCGTTACAGCAGTTCGCCACGGTGACCCGCCGCGAAAGCGCAGAGAACACGGGCAAGGAAGCGCCGGAGCGCGAAAGCACGTTCCTGGCATTCAGCCAAGCGGCCGTGCGCGCCCTGCAAGGCCGCAGCCGCATCACGGCGGCGCTGCTATGACCAAACTCCAGGGACTGACCGCCTACCTGCAGGAACGCCGCTTGGTGGAGCCCGAACAGCTCGACAGTTTCACCGAGCAGGTGAAGCTTGGACTGACCTGGAAACCCGACGTCGACGGGATGCACCTGGGCGACATGCACTATCGCGCCGTGATCGTCCTGGAGCGTTTCGCCGACCATCCCGCGCGGCTGATGGCATTGGTTGGCAGTTGGCTGGAAAGCCACGACGCCAACCGTGACCGCCACGAACTGCCGGCACCGGAATTTCTTGTGGAGCCGCTGGATAACGATCTGTTCGACGTGGAAATCACACTGGAATTTGTCGAGCCGCAGTATCTGGCCGAAGACGACACCGGCGAGATCCAGGCCTTCGGCAAGACGTGGGCTTTCGTTCCGTTTGAGCTCTGGGTTGCCGAGCGCGGCGAGGTGGCCACCGATGGCCGGGCGTAGCACGTTCGAACTCGACATTCGCGGCCGGTTGGGCGTTCGCGAGCAGTTGGCGCTGCTGAGTCTGCCGCCGCAATTGCGCCGCCGCCTGCTGAACCAGGTCACCAAACGCGTGCGGACGATGAGCCGCAAGCGTGTGCGTGAGCAGATGAATCTGGACGGCACACCCTTCGCCCCGCGCAAGGGCGACGGCAAGGGCAAAAAGAAGATGGAAGCCGGCCTGGCCAAGTTGATGGTGGTCACGCGGGTTAGCGCTAATGAAGCGGAATTGGGTTGGAAAAACGCCCTGACCCGATGGGTCGCAACGCAGCAGCACAACGGCGTCAGTGAACGGCGCACTGCCCAGCAGATGCGCCGCTGGAACAAAACCCCACCGGGTTTAGCAGCAACTGACAAGCAGGCGAAGCGCCTGCGCCGGTTGGGATTTCGCGTGCGCCAAGCAGGCAAAAAGACGCTGAACCGGCCATCGGTGGCGTGGATTCAACAGCATGTGAACTACGCCAAGGCCGGCTTGCTGATCCGGATCCTGGACGATCAGCGCCGCGAAAGCACTGGCGCGCAGAGCTGGGAAATCACGTTGCCCAAACGCCAGTTCATCGGCGCCGAAACTGAACGCGACACCAATGTGCTGATTGGCCAGGTGTTGCAACAAATCCTGAATTCACCCCGCTAACGAGGCATTGCATGGCACTCGGTCAAGTCACCGTCGACAATCTCAATCTAGGCCAGGGCGCCGTCACCGAGGTTGAGCGTTACTTTCTTTTCATTGGCCCCGCTGCCAAAAACGTCGGCCAGTTCATAGCATTGAACACCGACAGCGACTTGGATGCCACGCTGGGCGTTCTAGCGAGCGACCTCAAAACCCAAATCACCGCCGCGCGCCAGAACGGTGGTCAGCGCTGGGCCTGTATCGCAGCGCCGATCGGCCCAGAGGGTGAATGGGCCGATGCCCTGGAGAAAACTCAGCAGCAGGGACTGTCCGTCGAAGCGGTGGTGGTGACCAAACCCGTTACCAAGCCTGACGACCTGACGGACATGCACGACGCGGCGATTGCCTTGAATAATCGCTACGGTCGCCGCGTTTTTTTCATGGCAGCCACTGCCGGCATCACGCCAGATCAGACGTGGGCGCAATACCTGACCGAGCAAAAGGCCATGGTGACAGATGTCGCCGCTGCTCGAGTCTTGCCGGTACCGCAACTGCACGGAAACGATTTGGGCGTGCTGGCTGGCCGCTTGGCCAACGCCTCGGTCAGCATCGCAGACAGCCCGATGCGTGTAGCCACCGGCGCTGTGCTGGGGCTTGGGCCAGTGCCGCTCGACAGCGAAAAAATCCCTCTGCCATCGGCGGTGCGTAGCGAGCTGGATCGAGCGCGGTTATCAGTATCGCAGACCTATCCCGATTATCCAGGCGTGTACTGGGGTGACGCCAATATGTTGGATACCCCCGGCAGTGACTTTCAGGTCGTTGAATATCTGCGCATTACCGACAAGGCCGCGCGCCTGGTTCGCCCGCTGCTGATTCGTCGTGTCGCCGATCGCCGGTTGAATAGCACGCCCAACAGCATGGCGGTCAACACCAACCAGTTGATGGCGCCACTGCGCGCCATGGCCAAGTCCATCAAGTTCAACGGTGAAGTCTTTCCCGGTGACATCGAGCCACCGAAGGACGGTGACCTGGTGCTGGAGTGGCTCAGCAAAACCAAGGTCGCGGCCTACATCAAGCTCAAACCCCTCAACTGCCCGAAAGACCTCACGGCGAATATCGCCCTGGATCTTTCCACTGACAAAACGGAGTAACGCCCATGGCAAAGATTGGCGGCAAGAACTTCGACGTGAGCCTGGGCGATCTGTCGCTGCACGTCGAGAGCTGCACCCTGGACATCACCGACAACTCGGCCGTGGCGCAGACGCGTGGTGTGCCTGACGGCTACGTGGAGGGCGACGTGGCTGCGGCCGGCGAACTGGAACTGGATAGCTCCAACTTTCAGTTGCTGATCGACGCAGCGCGATCGGCGGGCAGCTTCCGCAAGCTCGCCCCCTTTGATGCGGTGTTTTTTGCCAAGGCCGGCGAGGACGAGGAGCTGCGCGTGGAGGCGTTCGGCTGCAAGGTGAAGATTTCCAGCCTGTTGTCGATCGATCCCAAAGGCGGCGAGAAAACCAAGCACAAGGTGCCGTTTGACGTCACCAGTCCGGACTTCATCCACATAAACGGCGTTCCGTACCTCGACGCTACCGAGATCGAGGGGCTGCGCTGATGGTGGACTGGTTCGACCGCGCCCAGGAGCTGGAGCAACGCCAGCGTGACCAGGCGATCAAAGCTCAACTGCTGACGCCTGTGCCGGTCGGGCCAAGCCTGACCCATTGCCAGGACTGCGATAACGAAATCCCGCCAGCGCGCCAGGCACTGGGCGGTAAAACGCGCTGCGTGCCGTGCCAGGCTGACTTTGAGCAGAGTAAACGCTGATGACCATCGAAGCCGTGCGCCTCGGCGCGCTGGAGCAAAAATTTGCGGTCTTTGAGCACCGCCTGAGCGAGCTGGAAGACCGCCACGAAACCGTCCCGACCCGCGTCACCAAGTTGGAGCAGGGCTTCGAGCATATGGCGGGGCAACTGTCGGAACTCAACGCTGGCCAGCAGACCCTGACGGTCGCGGTAAACGACATCGGGGCGAAGGTTGGCCGCTTGCTGACCATCCTCACGGTAGTCGCTTCTGTGCTGCAAATGGTTGTGCCGGCGCTGTTGCGGGTGTGGTTTCCATGAGCCTGCGCGGTCGGATTCAGGCCGGTGTGATCGCGCTGGCGAGCGCGCCGCTGATGATCTTCCTGGGCACTTGGGAAGGTCATGGCCAGAACACCGTTTATGCGGACAAGTTGGCCGGTGGACTGCCCACCGTTTGCAAGGGCATCACCCGCCATACCAGCCCGTTCCCGGTCGTAGTCGGTGACTACTGGTCGCCCGATCGTTGCGCCGAGGTGGAGCAGTTGGTGATCCGCAAAACACAACTGCAGCTCGCCGACTGCATCACCAACCCGGACGTCGGCCAGAACACTTTCGACGCGCTGACCAGCCATGGCCACAACGTCGGCGTGCCCAGCACTTGTGCCAGTCGGGCGGTGGCGTTGATCAACGCCGGCCGCATCGCTGACGGCTGCAGGGCGCTGGCCTGGGCACCGGACGGCAAGACGCCCGTATGGGCTTATGTGACCGACGCCCAAGGCCGCAAGCGCTTCGTTCCAGGCCTGCACAACCGCCGGCTGGCTGAAGTTGAGGTTTGTCTGAAATGACGATTCCACCGCTACGGCTCGCGCTGATCGTGATGCTGATTACTGCATTGGTGCCCTTGTATTGGTTTATCCGGGTTGTGGATCAGCGTGATGAAGCGCTGAAAGACCTGAATGGGCTGAAGTCGGAGGTCGTCGGGTTACGTGAAGCGGCCCGAATCAGCGGCGAAATGCTCGCCGAGCGGGACGCGATCGACCAACGAAACACCAAGGAATTGACAGATGCACGCACCGAAAACGATCGCCTGCGCGGCGCTGTTGACGATGGCACTGGCCGGTTGCACGTCCGCGCCACCTGTCCCACGGGCCGACCTGTGCCAGCCACCGCCGGTGCCGCCCGCGTGGCTGATGCAGGACGCGCCGAACTCGCAGCAGACGCTCGACCGGATTATTTCACCCTCCGAAGTCAGCTCGCCCTCAGCCGGCAAATGATTTTCGGGCTGCAGCAGTACGTCCGTGGTGTGTGCCAGCGATCGCCGGCGCACCGGGACACCACTTTTCCCAACCTCAACAAGAGAGCACCCCAATGAGCCAGAACACCGAAATCACCCTGGAAGTCGGCGAAGCGGAATTCACCTTCAACCTCACGCCGGCGGACGTCACCAAATACTTCAACGCGCTGACCCAAACCAACAAGGTGGCCCCGGGCAACAACCTGCTGATGACCACCGTCAAGCAAGAGGAAAAGGCCACGCTCAAACCGCTGCTGGCCAACCCGGTGATGGTGATGCAGATCGCCGGCGCGCTGCTCGAGGAGTACGCGCCCAACGTTGAGGTGATCGTAAAAAAGCGCTCGAGCACGCTGAGCGCCTGAGCGAAAACGGCCTGGGCCAACTGATGGCCCTGACGAACCGCTGGCTACCTGGTGCCGAACCCACGCCCGAGGCGATGGGCACGGCCAAGTGGCTGGAGGAAGAACACTGGAGACGCATGGAATTTGCTGTGGCTAACGGCATCGCCCTTGCGCTGAACGGATAACAATTGTGGCAGACCGTAGCGCCAGCCTGGCTTTCATTCTGAGCTTGCAGGACAAAGTCACCGCGCCCCTGGGCAAGGTGAAGCTGGGTTTCTCCGAGCTCGCTGATCAAAGCGAAAAGCACATCAAGACGATCGGCTTGGGCATGGGTGGCGTGACGGCGGCTGTGGTCGGCGTCCAGCAGGCGATGGCGCCGGCGCTGGAGGTCAATCGCGCCCTCGGCGACGTTCGGTCGCTCGGCGTGGCCGAGGATGCGCTGTCGTCGCTCAATGCCAAGTCGCTGCAGTTCGCCGTGAGCTATGGCGAGAACGCCAAGGATTTTGTGGCGTCCGCCTATGTGATCGAAGGCGCGATCAAAGGACTTGCCGGCAACCAGCTCGCGATCTTCACCAACACCAGCAACCTGCTCGCCAAGGCCACCAAATCCGACGCTGAAACGATGGGTGAATACGTCGGCACGCTCTACAACCTGCAGAAGTCCCAAGCGGATGCGATGGGGAAGGGCGCGTGGGTGGAAAAGCTCGGCGGGCAGACCGCGCTGGCCGTGCAGCTGTTTCGTACCAGCGGCGCGGCGATGAAAGACGCCTTCAAGGAAGCCGGAGCGATCGCTACCACATCGGGCGTTGACCTGGCCGAACAGATGGCCGTGATCGGTACGCTCAGCAGCACCATGGAAGGCGGCGACGCGGGCGGACGCTACAAGGCCTTTTTTGAAAATATCGGCGCCGCTTCCGACAAATTGGGAATCAAGTTCACCGATCAGCAGGGCAAGCTTCTGCCGATGATGACGATCCTGGACAAGCTGCAGGGCAAGTTCGGTGACCTGACCAGCGCCTCGGCCGGCGCCAAGCTGATGGAGGCTTTCGGCGGCGAAGGCGCCCAGGTGATCGGCGCGCTGGCTAAGGACACCGATCGGTTGCGCAACGGCATCGAGCAGTTGGGCAAAGTGCGCGGTCTGGAGAATGCCGAGCAAATGGCCCGGGCCATGGTCGATCCCTGGCAGCAATGGGCGTCCCTGGTCGAAGTCATGCGGGTGGTGTTTGGCCAAGTGCTGATCCCGGTGCTGACGCCGTTCATGAACAAGATGGTGGATATCGGCAAAACATTGGTGCGCTGGTCGCAGCTGTTTCCCAACATCACCCGCGTGATCGGCATCGCCGCACTGACCATTATGAGCCTCGTCGGCGCCATGTCACTGCTGACGTTGGTGGTTGGCGTTTCACGGATGACCTGGCTGGGTTTGGTGTCGGTGTGGAAGGTCGTCCAACTGATGAACCTACGCACCGTTGCCGGCTTCGTCCTGCAAAAACTGGCGATCCTGGCTTACATGGCCGTGATCTATACGCTCAGCGCCGGCCTTGCCCTGGTTCGCGGCGCCATGCTGCTGTGGCAAGGGGCGATCTGGCTGGTCAACGCGGCGTTGCTGGCCAACCCGATGGTGTGGATCGTTGCCGGTGTTATTGCGCTGGTGGCCGTCATTGTCGCGGCGGTCTACTACTGGGACGAATGGACGTCCGCCCTGATGAACTCGGCCGCGTTCCAGTTCGTTGCCGACAAACTGCAGAAGCTATCCGACTGGTTTGACTCCATGGGCGGTTGGACAGGCATGGCCAAGGCCGCGTGGGACAGCATCGTCGGCATTTTCACCAAGGCCGTTAACGGCGTGATCGAGCTGCTGAACAGCATCCCGGGCGTGAACATCGAGGCGCGTTTCGGCGACATGCCTGAGGTGCCCGGCGTGGATGCTGCGACCAATGCAGCCGACACCGCCAACGCCGCGCAGAAAGCCCAACAGACCATCAACGCGGCCATCCCCAGCTTATCGCCGACGCGCCCTGCATCGGTGCCAGCCGGTGGACTGCTGACCAGCATCCAGAACACCACCAGCAGCCAGAACAAGGGCACGCATGTGGAAAACGTGAACATTCACACCAGCAAGACCATGACACCGCTGGAGATGGAAAACCTGATGGCCATGGCGGTAGGCGGATGAGCGAGTACGTCGACCTGCTGATCGTCAACAACGACATGGCGCTGGATCCGTCTCGCCAGCCTCTGCTGGTCGACGACCGCGCCTGCATCGCCCAGGACATCGCTCACATGATCCGCGACAGCGGGTTGCTGGTGACATTGGTGGCCGAGCGCGATCGGCTTCGACAGCGCGACTGTATCCAGCAATTGGAGCTGCTGGTGGAGAACGACCAACGCCTGGTGCCTGGTACGGCACGCATCACCCAGCAGGAGCCCGGCGTGTACCTGGTCACCGCGAAAACCCTGAAATTTGGTTCGATTGAGGTAAGTCTGTGAGCCAGGTCGACTTTAAAAAAGTGATCGCCGACGCCGGCATCCCGACCACCGAGGCCGGTTTGAAAGCTGCGTGGGAAAAGGAAGTTCAAGCCCAGGGCGCGAAGGTTGCCAACACCAGCAGTTACTCGCCGTTCTGGCGGGTGATGACCGCGGTGGTGACCAAACCGGTTTTGTGGCTGTTGGACTTTCTTTGCCTGACGGTGCTGCCTAACTTTTTTGTGAAAACGGCGGTGGACGGGTGGCTGGACATGCTCGCTTGGGCGGTCAACGTCGAGCGTAAAGGCGCCACCAAAGCCTGCGGTAAATTGCTGTTCACCCGCGCCTTACCGGACGGTGTCCTGGAGCTGGGAAAAGGCATTGTGGTGCAGTCGGCCGCCATCAACGGCAACGTGTATCAACTGATTACTACGGCGCCGGCGACGTTCGTCGCGGGCCAGCTGCAGCTGGAAGTCCCGGTGGAGGCGATCGAATCCGGCAGTGGCTTTAATCTCGCCCCGGGTTACTACGCGATTTTGCCAGTGCCGGTACCTGGCATCATCCAGGTCGTGAACAAGGACGGTTGGCTGGAGTCACCTGGTGCGGATCCTGAGCCGAACGACCAGCTGCGTTTGCGCGTGCGCAACCAGTTCTCGGCGGTGAACCAGTGGCACACCGACGCTGTGTATCGGGCCATGATTTCGGCTTTCCCGGGCGTGCGTCCGGATGGCGTCTACTTCGAGCACGGTGCACCGCGCGGGCCGGGGAGTGCCAACGCCTTTGTGCTGTTCGACGCGGGCGTGCCGGCGGCGACTTACCTGGAGCAAATCAATTCGCACATTCGCGACCAGGGCAACCATGGCCACGGCGACGATCTGCTGGCCATGGTGATGCCAGAGGTGCCTGTCAGTGTTGAGATGGATCTATGGCCGCAACCTAACCTGAGCGCCGAGCAGGTCGACACGTTGAAAAGTGAGGTCGAGCTGTTCATACGGGCCGCGTTTCGTGAAAGCACGCCGCGCGATTATCAGCCGACGCTGACTTATCCCCAGTCGCGTTTCAGCTTCAGTCGACTGGCGGAGGAGTTGCACCAGGAGTTCGTCGATATCGCTTCACTGCGGTTTACCCCGGGCGTCGACATCACCAGCGGATTGGACATCCCGCGCCTGACGTCGCTGAAGGTGAACCTGCAATGATCAAACTCAAATTGCCGTTCTGGCTGGGCGGCACCGAGCTTTCAAAGCTGGTGGCGGCTGCACAGGCGTGGTGGGAAACCGTCACCGGTTGGTTGCGTTGGCCCTATTCGCAGATCCATCCCGACACCTGCCACATGAACATCCTTGAGCTGTGGGCCTGGCAACGTGACGTGACGCGCTTCAAGGGCGAACCCGAGTCCTTGTTTCGACTGCGCGTGAAATACGCGTTTATCAACTCAGTCGACGCCGGCAGCACCGCCGGGTTGAAACGCATTTTTGAGCGCCTGGGCGTGGGTTACGTCGAGATCGAGGAACGCCAGCCCGATCGCGATTGGGACGTGGTGCTGCTCAAATTCAGCAACGCTCAACTGTCGCTCAATCCCGAGCTTTTGCGCGTGTTGATCCAGCAGTACGGGCGAACTTGCCGGCGCTACGACTTCGTAACCATCACCCCCGTGGGGCTGCAGATCGCCCTGATCGACTTCAACGACGACCAGCAAACGCTGGTTGCCAGCCTGTAGGAGCGCACCGTGAGCGCCAGTATTACCTTGGCCGGCGAAAGCCAAATCGCCCTTAAACAAAGCCAGCAAAAGCCGCTGATCGTCAGTCGATTCATCTTTGCCAATGTGCCGGGGCTTGATCCGACCGCGCCGCTCGATCGCGCGGCTGGCAAGCCATCCGCTGAGCAGATTGTTCACGTCTATACGATCCCGGAAAAGAACGCGGGTTTCGTGAACCCGAACCAAGTGGTGTACAGCGCGCAGTTAGGTTCGGACGTCGGTGACTGGGACTTTAATTGGGTGGGCCTTGAGGACGCCGACGGCATCTTGTTCGCCGCGTCGTCGGTGCCGCTGCAGCAGAAGCGCAGGAACATTCCGCCGGAGCAGATCGGCAACAACGTCACCCGAAATTTCCTGGTGGCCTTTGACGGTGCGATGCAGCTCACCGGTGTGAAGATCGATGCGAGCACTTGGCAGCATGATTTCACGGTGCGCCTTGCCGGCATCGACGAGCGCGAGCGCCTGAGCAATCGCAACCTTTACGGACGTGCATTCTTTTTCAGTGATTCACTGATGTTCGAAAAGGCAGCGACCGGTTACCGGATCAACTGTGGCACGGCCTACGTCGAGGGCATCCGCGTGGCGATTGCGAAGGCAGAAGCCGTCCCGGGTGTCGTTCCTGTGGGCAAGGTATGTCTGGACGTTTGCCTCGAGCGCCAATTGAACGATCGGGTGGCTGTATGGAAAGTGCTGTTCGGTGACCAGGCCGATTACACCGATGCTGCCGGCGTGCGTCATTACTGCGTGCCGATCGCTGATTTCATTTCGCCCAGCAATATCTTGGATTTGCGGGACGCCGAGCCAGTCGGCGGTGCGTTGATCAAATATTTCGCATCCCGTAACGGCGATTATCCGCAGCTGCGTGCCCGGGCCACGACCAAAGCAGACGTCGGACTGGGCAACTTGCCCAACGCCATCAGCGACGATCCAGCGACGAACAGCAGCGAGATCGTGGCATCTACGGCGGCACTCAACAAACTTCAGAAACAAGTCGGGGATTCAATGACCGGCATGGTGGCAGCGTTTGCAATGACCGCAGCTCCTACGGGATGGCTGAAGTGCAACGGTGCGGCGGTCTCGCGTAGCACGTTCGCACAACTCTTCGCTTGGCTTGGGACGCACTACGGGGAGGGTGATGGTTCAACCACATTCAATCTGCCTGACATGCGCGGCTTATTCCCTCGCGGCTGGGACGATGGGCGCGGGCTGGATCCCGGCCGCGCGTTCGGCGCGTATCAGGACATGATGATTCATTCGCATGCGCACTCTGCGTCGGCGGCGGCCGTAGGCGACCATTTGCACAGTGCCTGGACTGATGCCCAAGGCAACCACAACCACAGTGCCTGGACTGATGCCCAAGGTAACCACGACCACGGGTTTCGAATAGTCGATAACGGCGCCGGGATCAACGTGGGCTATCCAGCAGGTGGCAGCGTTTTCACAGAGCTGGAAATCCCCGGTGGCAAGAACGCTGACGGTCGCCCCATGCGCACCGACTACCAAGGCAATCACGCACACAACGTCGGCATCGGTGCCGCTGGCCTGCACGCGCACAACATTGGGGTGAGTGGCAGCGGTGCGCATACCCACGGTGTGACTGTTGCCGCCGCTGGCGGCGCCGAAACCCGGCCTCGAAACATGGCCCTAAATTACTGCATTAAGTATTGAGATCGAGCATGACTGAAAAACTGGTTTATCAAACCGACCACCTCGGCATTTTTATTGGTGCGGTAGCGGCTGATGAATCGCCGCTGGAGCCAGGTGTTTATCTGATTCCTGGCGGCTGCGTGGAAGCTGAGCCGCCTTCGGTACCGGAACACAAAGCCGCATGGTGGAACGGCAAGGCCTGGCAGTTGGTGGATTATTTCGGCGGTGTCGTGGTGTACAGCACCGAAACCGGCGAGCCACGGACTCTCGAAGGTTTTGAGCCAGTGCCGGCGGGCTTCACCATGAGCCGGCCAGAACCGAACCAGGTCTGGAAGAAAGGCAAGTGGGTGGATGACGTCGACGCCGTGCTGGCCTCACTCCGCGATCAGAAACTGCAGATGATCGGGGCTGAATTCGCGGCCTACATCGCGGGGGGCTTCACCTCCAGCGCATTGGGCGAGCCATACCGGTACAGCAGCGCGATCGATGACCAGGTGAATTTAAACGGCCAGGTGCTGCTGGGCCTGGACGACGTTTACCCATGCTATGACGTCGACCAGGTATTGGCTTTCCTACCGCACACCATCGAACAATTGCAGAAAGTCAGTCTTGACCTGGTGCGCTTCCGGCAGGCCGCACAGCAGCACGCGGAAACACTGCGCCAAGCTGTGGCGAAGGCTCAGAAAGACAAAAATCTGAAGGCAATGAAAGCCATCACCTGGACGCCGCCGGCATGACCTGGGCACCGGTGACAATGCGCTGGCCGGAGCAGGCCACGCAGTGGATGGCCGGGCTGTCAGCGGCCAAGGATCTCGCCGGTGGCGAACTGGCCAGCACCGCCCAGCGCCTGGCTGGCCTGAGTGGACTGGCCAACACCAACCCGGGGCCGGTCGGTGGTGCAGCAAAAGGCGCGATTGCGGCCGGACGTGCAGCGCTGGCCGAGCAGATGGGGCAGGTTCCGGCGTGCCTGGTCGTGACGCCATTTCAAAGCGGCGTTGGCCAGGGCGCGGGCTATCAGCGCTTTCTGTCCGCGCCCAACGCGCTGGAACATCTCGCCAAGAAACTGGAAGACGCCAGCGACAGTGGGCGCCCGACTGGGCCGCAATACGCGTTGTCGATCCTGTTCCTGGGCACGCGCCTGGAACAGTTGGCCAGCAGCTTGGCTCGCTTCAATGCACTGCTGCCGATCCCTGACCTGGTGCGCACCGAGCGCCGGGCGCAACACCTGGTGAAACTGGAGAGTGAAAAGTGGGAGATCCCCGGCGCCGGAACTCTACCGCGCTGGCAGGGTTTGCCGCTGGAGCGTTGCACGGTGGTCAAAGCTGCCAAACAGTCGATGGCGGGGCAGATAGCCGTGCTGGAAGGCTACGCCGCTGACAGCTCGCCGTTGGCCGATCTGGCAGCGCTGGCAGCTCGCAAGAGCGCCCAGCAGCAGGGGCGAGATAAGCAATTGGCTGACCTGAAAGAGCTACTGGCTGGGGGAAACCCTGACGTCAGCGTGCGCGCGCGGCTGATCGGCCCGGGCACTGCCGGCGAACTACGCCGCGAACTGTTGGCCGGCGATGCCCCCGGCCACGAATGGATTCAATGCGCCGGGGTTCTGTTGGTCGGCAGCAAAGAAGGACTGAGCTTTGTGCGGGAACTGGTAGGCCTATGACGCTGTTACTCGACGGGCAAAAAGTCCAAGGCAAGAACCTCAAAGTCACGGCCAACCTGCGAATCGAAAGTGGCGATATGTCCGGCCAGACCAGCAACACCGACAAGGCCCATAAGGGCTTCAAGCCCAAGACGCTGGCGGTCTCGCTGATGATCCCCTTTGTGGATAAAACCCAGCTTACGGATCTGTTGCGCATGGCTGAAGCCACCGCCGGCGGCGGTCAGTTGCATCTGTATCGGATCGTGAACGACACGGCCGAAACCTTCGGCGTGCGTCAGGTGGAGTTCTCCGACGGCGTCAGTGCGCGGGAAGCCGACACCCTGAAAGCCTGGCTTGTGCAATTTACACTGAGCGAACGCGAATCGAACCCGGAGAAAGTCGAAGGCCGGCGCGCTGGCAACAAGGTAGACGCTCAAGGCGCCCCGGGCAGTGCGGTCGGCGAAGGCGGCGCCGGCGACCCAACCAGCGACAACCCCGCGCTGAGCGGCTTTGAAAAAGTGCTTGGACGTGTGGATAAGTGGCTGGGCGGGAGTGAGCAGACGTGAAACTGCACAAGATACTTTCCATCAACGGCGCCCCGATCGATCTCATCAAGGAGGACGTCAGGCTGGACGCTACCAGCCCCGGCCGGGCGAACTTCACAGTTCAATCCCCTGTACCGCTGAAAGGGCTGGTAACGCTGGATATCGGCTACAACGAAGGCACGCTGCAACGGCACTTTATCGGCTACGTCGAGCGCTGCACCGCCGCCAACGCGGTCGAGCAGGTGTTGTTCTGCCGTGAGCTGGCCGCCGTGCTGGCCAACCCGTTGCCGTTGAACCTGCGTCATGTGGATCTGCGCGCCGTGCTGGCTCAGGTCAGCGAACAGACCGGGCTGCGCTTTCGTGTCCCCGATCGGCCTTATGCCAGCGTGAAGGCGCCGTATTTCTACAGCCTCGCTGCCGGTTACCAGGCTATGGACAGTTTGGCCCGAGTGTTCAGCATTCCCGACTTCACCTGGCACCAGCTGGGCAACGGTGAAGTGTTCGCCGGCAGTTGGGCCGACAGTTTTTTCGGCGCACGCGCGCCGCTGCAAATCCCCACGGAGCTGTTCGATGGCTACCAGGGCAACCAGAGCGCAATGGTCGCGGCCCTTCCCGGCGTGCGACCAGGCGCAACGATCAACAATGGCGAGCGCATCACCACGGTGACGCTGACCAATGACCAGATGGCTATCCGATGGAAGACGCAATCCGCCGCGCTGTAGAGCGCCAATTCCCCGAACTCAGCGGTGGTTACCACCTGCCGCGTTTTGCCCGGGTTACCGCCGTGGCCGACGCGCCGGCGGACGCCGGACTGTGCGACGACTTCCGCCCGCGCTACGCCGTGGACATCGAAGTCCTCGGCGACGACGACGTGCCAGATCCGGCTATGCCGCCGCTCACTGGCGTTCCTTTACCGCTGCCCACCGGTGGCGAGGAAATGGGCATTTATGCCTTTCCGGAGGAAGGCACGCGGGTCGTGGTGTGCTTCGCATACGGCCTGCCGAACAAGCCCTACATTCAATCGATCTTGCCGCACGGCCTGAGCATGCCGAAGGTGCCTAAAGGTGATCAGGTTTGGCAGCACAGTGCTGCCGCCCAGCAGCGCGTCGACGCCGACGGCAACTGGCTACGCCAAACCGATGGAAAGATCCGTGACCAGGCTATCGAACGCGAAGTTGAAGCCCTCGACAATCGCGAGCATTTCCAGAGCCACACACGGGCGGTGGACGACCATTCGACCGAGACGGTGGGGGGTGTGAAAAGGATTGAGGCGCTGGGTGCGCTCAAGCTGATGTCGGGCGGCTCCACGAGCCTGGCGGCGGTGGACGATCTGCACCAAGCTACGGGCCGGGATTTGAACCTAGTTGTGGGTCAGAAGCACAACACCACAGTGGGTGGCGATATGCAGGAAAGAATTGAAGGGCTACGCCGGAGCGTCTCGCAGACGGGTCATCGGTTTCAAGCGCCATTCAGCTGGATCGGATCCGAAGATGTAAACCTATTTAAGGTAGTCTCTGACATTTTAGACCTCATTCAACAGATGAATGCGCAACTTGCCGCGCATACCCACTTACCAGGACCGTCCCCAAGTTCAGGAGATATATCATTGTTTAATGAAAGATCGACTCTAGCTGGAAAGCTTGCAGTTACCCTGAAAGGCATAACGCTTTAGCGTTTCTTTTTTTCAATAGAAATAGAGTTGGAGATGTAACGTTTGTCCATGTTTGAAAGAGAATTGTTGCGTGCCTTCAGGTTTATCCTAACATCATCCCAGTCCAGCAATAACATCACTGGCTTAACTTTGGTTTCGCTGCTCGGTGGATTGAAATGAGCGCCAACTGCAAACGTCTTCTCTTGGTTGATCTTGCTGTACGCTTCAATCTGTCGCTCAATCAGATTTCTAGCGTCAGCAATTGATGGGTCGGTGATTAATCTTGTTTTTTCATGTATCTTGCTAATTGAGGATATGTAGGTCCGGGACGCTTTTTTAAGATCAAATAATTCCGGTAGTTCTCGCAGTACTGATGGTTTGAAGCCATCATTTTCGGATAGGATTTTCTTCTCGGCAAACATATCAACCTTGAAAACTAGTTCTTTGGCGTTTTTGTTTTCATCTAGATCCCATTGGTTTGGTAGTCGAACTGTGTGCACTGTCAACCCAGCATGTGAGATGTGGTTTCGAAGCGCTTCCATTGCTCTGTAGTCCAAGTGCTCATCATATTGAGCGCTTTTCAGTTTTTCGACCGCAGTCAAAGTTTCTTCTTTGTTAGAGCAGCACTTGGAGGCATCGCTTGCAATTTTTTTAGTGTACATGGTTCCGGAAATAATGAAGTTAGTTAGCCTTCTGTTTAACGCTGATCGAATGTGGTAAAACCGATCGTAGTCGTAATTAATATTAACCATGCTTTCGAGCGTTAATGAGAGGATTTCTTTCTCTAGATCGATGTAATTTGAAAGCGTCAAATCAAATCTCTCTTCGAAATTTAAAGCCGCATTCAGTGTCTGCCTGGCGCGCACTATCGCCTCATAATCGCCCTTTGTAATTGGCAGAGTAGGAAAGTTTCCTAGTGCAGCTATTCGCAAATAGTATTCAGGAGTTGATTGCATGTTGATTCCGTTTGGAAAGTGAGTGCTTGGTATCTACTTTTCGTTGCTCTCTCGCCGACGCAGTGCGTCACCTTTGCGTTGGAGCGCATCAGAAGCTTCTACTACTTCTTGTTTCAACGCGTCGTGCCACAGCCACAACACTAGGATTGTTATAGATGAGTCATCTCTAGGATAAGCATTGAGTAGCGCTTCCGTTGCATATATTAAAGACAGACTTGTGCATTGGATCGGGTCTGTGAGACCCTCATTAGATGGTCCCGTCAATAATACGTCTTTATTGGACATGGAAGTACCAAGCTTGAAACCTATACTGTCTATGCCTGCATGAACATATTGATTAGCAAATGCAAAGAAGTTTCTCAAAAAGCTTACTCCTACAAACTCCTCTATAGCAGCGAAGTGAATGTCGCCTGTCGGATTGGCACTTTCTCCTAGCGCCTCACGCGCCCAGCCATATTTTTTGCCAAACTGTACCCCGTGCTTTTCTAAAACCAGATCCTTTTCTTTTTTGAATTCTTCTATTTGATCGTAATCAAATGATTTAAATTCCAGTTCGTTGCATTTGTTGTAATTTGTTGCTGCTCTAAAGCGGTTGATGCATTGGAAATCTAAAAATCTGGTGGCGAGATCCTCGTTCCCTTCGCAAATAAATTTTGTAGTGGTTGAGCTTTCGTGAAGGGTTCTCCATCTGGCGAAGGCGCCATCAGCATAGACTCCATGTAATAGATGTGAGATTTCATTGCCGACTTGGACACAGCGCGCATGCAAGCGTGTGGCGATGTCGAATTTATTCGTTTTTTGAACTAAGGGATCGGTTGTGTCTCTTCGTATTTCTTCAACAGTCTCCATGCAAATATAAAGAAGGCTGTCGAGACGTACTAGCGGTGTTTTCCATGTTTCAAAGAGACGCTCTCTGAATTTCAAGAAGAGGTCGTAGTGCTCGGCTAGAAATTCGTCTTTCTGCTTGTTTAGAGTTTGATACAGATCTAGCGCAAAAATTTGATTGAATTCTTCTGCATTTTCCTCGAAGTGCTTAGTAATCTGTTCAGTTTCATGAGCGTCGAGATTCAAGCCAGCAATTAGGCTGCGGAATAGGGACGTTTTTAAGTCATGTTTATTTGTATTGACACTCACAGCTCTACCCCCTTCGCGTATTCAGCAATGGGAGCCTAGGAGGCTCGGTCCCTCTTAGCAAGCGATTGAAGTATCAGTTTGATTTTACGACCCATAGCTGGTCGAGCTTCGTGGTAAAGCTCGACTCATCATCTGCCGCCGCATACCCCAATCCGGCGTGAAGGAACGCAACCAGTGCGTAGCGTTCCACGGCCCCATCGTTGGTTGATTTCGTCTAGGACATCCAGCTTCACGAAGGAGGTATAAGCGCGACGCTGAGAGATTGGAGCTTTGGAAGAAAAAATGAATGAAAAAGCACTTATCCCCCTCCCGCCGACGGGCTCTGTGTGCTTTTTTTGTGCAAAGGTGGAGGGAGTGCAAAAGGTACGCACGCTTAGGCACGCAGAGGAGATGTCAGGAAAATCCAAATTGCATTTAATGCAAGATTTTGCAAAGAAGTGCAGCAGTCCTAAAAAAGCGCTGTGTGGGGGTTGGGTTAGGATGGTTTGCCTGCGGAGCACGGGTTACAAGGGTAGGAGGCTTTGAAAACCTAGGTTTTGCCTCTTTTTCTATTTTATTTTGATCTCAACAAAGAAATTTTCGACCCATTTTGCAGTGACCTTTCACTGATCCAAACCTGGAAATCGAGTTATCGCGTGGGTTGTGCATTTCAAAATTCAGCACTGATGAAGCGCTATTTGAGGTAACCACGGTCGATTCAACGTGATCGCTACCGCAGTCCATTAAAACTCATAGAAAACGCCCAAACGCTTCGCGCTATTGGTTTGGGCGTTAAAGATTTACCTGTTTTGAATAATTGTTGAGTAGCCAGAAACTAAACCGCGCGAGCAAACTCTCTCCTGTAATAGTCATCAGCATTTGTAGATATATAGGCGCTTGGGTTTTCTGCAAAAAGACTTAGAGCAATATTTACCAAGATCGTGTTGTTTTTTAGAGTTGTGCTGGTTGACATTGTATAAGTGTAGGAGAGGAGGAAGAGTGATACATACTCAAGAAGGTGCCCTTGGATGATTTTCTCTTGACAGGTACCCAGTGCAGCGGTGTGAACGGTTTTCATAACCTCGCACATATTGGGTAAGCCGCTGGCAAGGCGATGAAATTCCGATTTAGAGATTGGGAACATTGAAGCTCCATCAATGTTCAATCCTTTAGAATTTTTCTTTCCCGGAAATATGGACTTGCCATTAATGTGCGCTGCAGCGTTCAATGCGCTCAACTTAGCCAGCCGGCGTAATGCTCGTCTTAATTTTGTTGAGGCCAAATCTATTACATTAGCATCAGAGGCAGTGGAAATGTTAAGGGTATTTAGAATTAAAGGCTCTGTCCAGAAATCATTTTCCCAGCTATAACCGTAGGTTAGTATTAGTTTTGGTTTTTCTAATGGGCTGACGAGTAAGCCGTCATAATCGCGATCGACTATAACAAGTGAGTCCGGTATAGCGGCTGTTATAATTTTTTCATGGTACCCGAGCGCGCTCTTTCTGTTTCCGGTCAGTTTTACTTTAACCTTTCTTCCTTTAAGATACTCCGAGCACAAAGCGTTGTAGAACTTTGTGTCAGGTCTAGTCGGGTCTTCTATCGGGAGTTGGGTTAATAGTCGACCCTCTACATAAAGTGTTAAGTCAGCACCAAAGAATCGACCAAAATTTTTGAGACCGCTCCGAGTACGAGTGAATTTCATGCCAAAATCTCTTCCATGTCTATTATTTTATCGTCGTGGACACCTACAACATCAGGCGAATGTGTAGCGAAGATTATCTGTGCGTTATAATTTAATTGTGAGATTGCAGATGTAAGTTGTTCTTGCCAGTATACGTGGAGAGATAGTTCAGGTTCGTCAGCAATATAAATGGATGGTGTTGATTGCTGTAAAAGTGCCTCTCCTAAAATAATTAGCAGTTGCTTCTCGCCAGATGATAGCTCTTCCAAAAGAATGTCTTTTCGTTTGATCTGCTTTGAGCCTATTTTGACTTCAGTACTAAATGTTATTTCGTTTTTTTCCGAGAGTGCAATTTTTTTGCGCCCTTCCAATAGTCCGTTAATGATCTCGATAAAGGAATCTCTTGGTTTGAATATTTCGGTCTTCTTCGCTTGAAGTTCTTCGTAGTCCGCTACGAGAGAATGGGCGCGCCAAGCATTATAAAGCGTTGCGAAATCATCTACCGCAACGGCGTGACTGTTTGTACGGGTGGTTTCAATCGACTTCGTCAGCTTTTCAAAGTGAACTTTTAATTTTTGGTTGTAGTGTCTTGGTTCCACGCCTAACACTTGGAATATTTCACCAAGAGTGGTTCGTTCCTGCTCAAGGTCTAACGATTTGGCGAAGCTAAAAACCGACTCTACACGATCGGGAGTTAAAACAGATAGGAAACTTTTTCTCTGAAATTCTAATGTGTGGTCAGCATATTTCTTGGTTAGAGTGGAGAAATAGCGAACTAGGCTGTTATTAAGATCTTTGAGTTTTTGATCGATGGCCGGCACAAATTTTCGATCATCATGTAAGCGTGCCTCGTCACTGTGACGATGTACTGAGAGCCAGGATACTTTAATTAATGAGTTGAGGCTCTCACGAATATCGGCAAAGCGCTCGCGAAAAATTCGCTCTCTCATCACTCGTGCAGGAGCACCTCTATAGAACCGTTCATGTTCAAGAGCATCTACATCATAGTTGACCGGAGCATCCTTGGAGGATTCCCTCATCGCATAATTAATATCGCAATAAGGTAGTCCCTCTTTCTGAGTTTTAACGACTTCAACAGATGGGTTCTTACGCTTGCCTGCTTCTTTGAAAACAATAGTGACTTTTTCAAAATCTATTCTGTCAAGTCTCTCGAAGTCAACAGTTAAAACTGCTGCAATCAGATTGATTACGGTAGTTTTCCCAGTGCCGTTTCGCCCAATTATGAAGTTGAACTGATCATCCAAATTGACATTGATGGTTGGGGCATGACCCCAGAGTTTTTCAATTGTGAAAGATTTGATGAGGTGCACCATTCACTCCTTCGATTGGCTAATTTTTTTGGCTGCAAAATGACATCATGCCGGAAACCGAAATGAATGTCGCGTAGTGAAATCTAACGGCATTCCGGGCTTGGACCCGCTTCCCAATCACACCTTAGTGGGCGCTTGGGCCTGAGCGCTCGGTGCGAGAGCGGTCAGATTGATTAGCTCTCTATGTAGAGCCTCTCCGGTATGCGTTCAGTCTTTTTCGATCGTGATCAGCCTGGCAATGCCCTGCTTTATGAAGCCTGCATTTTCGCCTATTCGCTCAAGCGCACCGCGAGCGTTCTCCCCGACTACGTCATATCCGCACTGTTCCGATAGCAGTATTAACTCCATCAGCGCTGCTTCTAAAGCGAGCTGATTTTCGTAGATTTTTTCGAGAACCACAGGGAGGGCATATTCACTGGCCATGCATTCGACTCCATTCGGAAAGCAGGAAGCATAGCAGGCACCTGAGGGAGCTGATTTCAGTTCGGGGCTGGGAAAAAGGTAATTTTGGTAAGCAGATGCGAAAAAATGGCTGCAGCCCTTATAGGACGTGGCTTCAACGTATTACCTTTGAAGGTAATATTAGGTAAGGCAAGAGGTAATATTTTTCTAAGTGATTGATTTTAAAGGCTTTCGTAGGGGCATGAAATTACTACGATCAAGGGTAATTTTCTAACTCCTCCATTACCTTTTTATTACCTTTGAACAAGTAGTCTAACCTATTGATTCTATTAGGTTTTATCGTTGATAAAAAAGGAAATTACCAATATTACCTTTTTCCCAGGGGTCAACATGAAAATGGGGAAAGCGAAGACGGGGAGGTTTGCTGGCCTTTCATGCACGCGGTTTTAACTCTCACAAAGACTCGCTTTTGCCGACGATAGACAGTGCCAGGATTGGAGCTGAGAACCGATGCTTAAAATTTGCTAAAGCAGTCGGTAGAAGGGGGCAGGGCCGGAGGGAGTGAAGCAGAGCTGGTACGCAACTGGTACGCGGGTTAGCAGGGAGCGGTTTGGGCTTTTATTTACGGGGGCTAGGAGTTAAGTCAGTCCGATCCATCATGGGGGCGACGGAAAAACGGCGGGAGAGTGGGGCGGGTTGTAGGGACATGTGAGGAATCTGGATCAAGAAGGCGAAGGCGCAAGAGTTTATCAGGTCTGCGAACAGGCAAAGGCTTGCGAGGCGCTGTTTGTGGTTTGAACTGGTCTCCGACGCGCTCGGCCTGATGGGAGGAAGTGTATTTCTGCCTGTTTTCTGTCCTTCAATATCCGTTTAAACGGTTATTCGGGCGCTTGTTTAAATCTGACTAGTGAAAGTCATCCGAAGCCTACGTTGTCTTGCGCCTCCCCCTACACCTAAGACAGAATCCGCCGGCTTGTGCGTCTAGCCTGCGGGTTCTATCGTCCCTGGGTCACTGAAATCAGTGATCGGGTTTGGTAGCCCGCTTCGTGTCTAGATGCATTGCGTCACCTGATTCAGGTCGCTTCTCAGCGCTCGAATATCATGGTGGTCATGCGTGGGGTCCATTCGTGGGCGCCGGGTTCTAGTGCGACCGGTCTACCAACCCGCGTATGGCCGCCACCCTTCGTTTGGTAGCGAGGGTGATGGCTCCTTTTGGTAATCGCGCTAGAGGATTCACCCATGTTCAAACCCACACCCAATCCGCCGGACACCGATCCCGCATCCCCGTACAAATCCCCAGACTCAAAAAAACTCCACGACGCCGCCGAGCGTGCGCTGGATTACTACCTGCCTCCCGCCAGTCACATCAAAGCCTCCACCAACCAGCCCGAACGCATGTTCCTCGCCAACCCTGCGTACGACAGCGAATCCCTGTTGGCCAATGCCAGCGAATCGCTGGGTTCGGCCAGCACCATGCTCAACGACTTCGCCGCGTTACTGGAAAACTCGCACCGCAAGACGTTATTGGGCATCGCCCAGGTAGTGATGCTGGGAGAGATCGCAGTGAATCAGGCGTTGGACAAAGTCGAAGTGAAGGCTTGA